TCATCCCCAAAGGTCGTGTGGTGACATCGAAAAAGCGCGCATGCGCTCGATGTCTTGGACAAATTCGCTCCAGATCGCGGCGTCCAGCCGACGAGAACAGAATACCCCCGCGGCGGCAACGAATGCTTCAAGAACTATTGAAAGGTCATCGATGTATCCAGACAGCTTGGACTCGATGGTAGTGCCATACCCTAGAAAAAGGGCCTCTCGATAATTTGCCTTGCCACGATACCTAGATGCTTGATGGAGAAATCCGACGCTACGTGTAGCAAGACGTTTGTCTCGAAGCTCGCGGGCCGCCTTCGAACGGAAATCGGAAACGCCAAGCGCGCGATAATCTCGCGTCGTCCTGACGTCTTCCTCTACTTTCCAGCGCCACCAGCCTGCGCTACCAGACAGATATGCATGGGCAGCACCGCGAGCTTGGTCGACTGTTGTTGGGGCTGACCCGGCTAGATCGAAACGCGGGACCGTGAGCAAAGCTGATAGCTCATTGTCACAGTCCTTTTTGACGAGCGTCGACACGCGCAGGTCGAATGGCGGCATCATCAAGCCGCGCGCTGCAATCTGGCGATCCCAGACCCCTGCGGTCCCAGTATGGTCATCTTGAAACGATCCGTCTTGGGCTGCGACCATAGCCGATGCGGCAGCATAAACGCCGTAGTACCATGAAACGATGCCGACCCGGGCTACATCAGATTTTCGCGGGATAAGCCGCAGCGCCTGCAAGGCCGAACACTGATGGAGTGCAAAGAGCAGTTGCTCCAGAATTGTGTTTTCTTCGTGGGCGCTCGCCTTTCGGCGGCCCATGCCTGAGTAAAACGAAGCCACCACGCTCGGTTTGAAGTCCTGCTTTTCCACAAGTATGCGCAGGGCACGCATCCAGTTTATTGTAGACGGCAAAGCGTAGATCGGGTTCGGGACGCCGTTTGGCTCGGATAAGGTGCCGGTCTCAGTTATGCGCTTGTAAAGAGACATTCATAGCTCCGCTACCGTCCGAGCGGTTCCGTGCCGCGGCTGAGGATTGCCAGATAATCGCTATACACGAACATTCGCCCGCGCTGCTTTCCTGTGATCTCGTGGATGATCCCAAGCCTTTCTAGGTGCTGTATAGACTTGGCGATCGTCGGGGCTGAAATTCCTAGCTTCTGCGCGGCGTCGGGGATCCCGACTATCGGCTTCTGCTGGAGAAGCTGGTGGACACGCAGCGCTGACGCGGCTGGGCGGCCTAGGCTCTCGATCCGCTGCCGGTCAGCTTCGAACAAGCTCAAGATCTCGCGCGCAGCTTCGGCCGCCTGCAGTGACGTTTCGGTGATGCCATCCAGAAAGAACTCGAGCCAGGTTTCCCAATCGCCGCGCTCTCGCACGCCCTGAAGTAGATCGTAGTACTGCCGACGATGCGTTTTGAAATAGAGGCTGAGGTAAAGGATCGGCTCCTTGAGGATGCCCTGGGTGCAGAGAAGAAAAGTTATCAGGAGCCGCCCCAATCGCCCATTGCCATCGAGGAATGGGTGAATGGTTTCAAACTGGACGTGGATCAGTCCCGCTTTGATGAGGGACGGGATCTCGACCGTCTCGGCATGGATGAACGCCTCAAGATCGGACATCAGGTCCAAGACGTTTTCGGGGGGCGGCGGCACGAAGAGCGCATTTCCGGGGCGGGTTCCTCCGATCCAGTTCTGGGATCGCCGGAACTCGCCGGGCTGCTTGGTGCTGCCCCGGCCCTTCGACAACAGGATATCGTGGATTTCACGAATGAGCCGGAGCGAGATCGGAAAGCCCTCTCGGATCCGTGCGAGACCATGGTTCATCGCGGCGACGTAGTTCGACACCTCCTGCACGTCGTTGAGCGGCACGCCGGGCGCCTCCTCGCTCTCGAAGAGCAGGAGATCGGAGAGCGACGATTGCGTGCCCTCGATCTGCGACGAGAGTAGAGCCTCTTTTCGCACGTACATATAGAGGAACAGCGGGGTGTCGGGCAGGATCGATGTGACCCCGTCGAGCCGCCCGAGCGCGCGGTTCGCGCTCTCAAGTCGCCGGTAGAGCGCGTCCATTTGCACCGCCGGAGCCGGCGGCAAGCGCGGGGGCACAAACGCTTCCGCCTTCTCTCCGGCCGTCGAGATGGTCACCTTCTGCCCAAGCCTCGAGGGCTCCTGTTCTGCAGCCATGGTTGAGAAAGGATCCTTTCCTTGGCATTATCGGAAAGAAAGGATACCATGAAATCCTTTCTTTGTCTCGATCCTTACGAAAGGTTCTGCATGGTGTCGAGGATTCATGGGGCCCACGCCCGACCTAGGGCGCAACAGCCTGGCGGCCTATAGGCAAACGCTATGGGTCATCAGCGCCTCGGAAAATTGCCCGCGCACCGCCTGCTACCTGAGATCGTCAGGTACCTGGTGGCTGGCGGCACGCCTACCGAGGATCTGGTTGACCAAGTCACCGAGGTTGGCCGGGACGCGCTAAAGCGTGCCCTGAAAGATGCTGTATTCATTGAAGCCCTTTGGCTTCTTATCAGGACGCCCCAGGCGGCCGCTTCGAAAGAATTCCCGGCCAACCTCAATGATCTGGGCATGGCGGATATGGCGCCAGCTTCCCTATCAGATGTGCTCGTCAGCTATGATCGCGCTATTGAGAAGGTTCAGAGGCGATTGCACGCCGGGGCGACAGACCTTGGCGAGATAGCGCGCCGTGCCGGCATCTCGGCTTTGGGCGAAGCAGTTCGAGGCGCGTTGCCGACCCTATGGGCTCCAACAGCAACCGATGTGCAGGCGTCGGTCGCAGCTCTCAAGGGAACGGAGCAATTTGCGGCTCTTGCTCATCGTTTTTATGCAAACTTCGTCGAACGCGTGATCCACTACTATGTGGATCGAAACATCCACAACATGGTGGGTTCCGGCAGGGTCGCGCGATCTGTTCACGATCTCCGTGCATTCAATGATTCCATCCGACGCCACTGTGACGAGTCGGCCCTCATCATGCGCGCTTTCGCCAAAGATTGGTTGGGCAAGAACCATTACAGGGATGGCAAACAGATATCGCGAGACGACGTTCGTCGATTCTCCGCCCATGCAGCTGAGAAAATGCGGATCGAACTCGACATCAGAAAGGGGGGACCGTGAAACGGTACTTGATCGAATGCGGCGCTTCTCAACCCTCGGCGGCAGACGCGATCGCTATGGATGTCCAAGGCGCAGCCAAGAACGTCAATCTGCGCATCGACTATATCAGCCGGACGATGCTTGGAAACGTCCCTGACTTGTTGATCGACCTGCTCGAAGTGGCAGCTTACGTCTATTGCGCAGATCAACGGCTTGGTCGGGGCTCTGACAAACTGACCAACTTCGGCGAGAATTGGCGGCGCAGCCTTCGATTCTCCATTCCCGTGCGCCAGTTAGAGGCATGGCAGGATCCTGATGTACAGGAAATTTTGGCTGATACGTTAGGCTTTTTGTCGGACGACAGCTACGAGTTTGGTTTTCGAATAGCCGAGGCTCCAGTCCAGCCGCGGGAGCTGTACTTTCCAGAACTCCTGGATGCGTCAGCGGAGCATGACGAAGTCGCCTTGTTCTCCGGGGGCGTGGATTCGTTCGCAGGGGCGGTCAATGACATTGTCACCCTCGGGAAATCGGTCACGCTCGTCGGGCATTACTCTTCCACCAAGGTCCGCGCGGTCCAGGAGAACCTCATTCAAGGTCTGAAGCAGAGGGGCTTGGATCGACGGGTTTCGTACATTCCGGTTTGGGTCAGTAATGAGAATGAGCAGGCTCGCGAATTCACACAGCGAACGCGGTCCTTCCTTTTTGCCTGCCTTGGGCTCGTGGTGGCGAGGATGTCTGGAAAGGACAAGTTCAGCTTCTATGAGAACGGCGTCGTCAGCATCAATCCACCATTGGCGGGCGATGTCGTCGGCGGCCGTGCTACGCGCACCACGCACCCGAAGGTGCTGCGCGGATTGGAGGCATTGTTCTCACTGCTCTTAGACCGCCAGATCGAGATCCAAACCCCGCTGCAGTGGCTGACCAAGAAGGAGGTGACTCAGAAAATCAAGGAAGCGGGCGTAGCCGACATGCTCGGCGAGACTGTCAGTTGCACCCGTCCACGAAAATGGACCAAAAAGCAGAAACACTGTGGCGTCTGTTCGCAGTGCATCGACCGGCGCTTCGCCGTGCTCGCTGCAGGCATGGAAGAGCACGAGCCCGCCGAAAACTACATGCGTGACCTTCTCCTCGCCGATCGAAGTGCCGATGACGATCTGCGCATGGCCCTGAGCTACGTCTCGTTCTTCCAAAGGGTTGCCGCAACCCCCAAGGAGCGGTTTCTCGTGGATTTCCCTGAGGTGGTATCGGCGCTTGACCGTTTCCCCGGCCTGTCCTCCCAAGAAGCGGGCGACCTCGTCTACGACCTCTTTCAGCGCCATGCAAAATCGGTCGAGGAGGTCATCACCACAGCGGTTTCCGAGCATATAGGTCCGTTGTACCGGAGTGAGTTGCCGTCCGGCTCGTTGCTGGCAACCTGTTTCAGCCGGGGCCACATCGAAGCGCCGCCGCCATCCGATTACGACATACAGGCCAAGGCATTCATGGATCGCCTTGGCGCCCCTGTCCTCGAATTCGCTTTCGACCAGGACGCCAAGCGCGTTCTGTTTCAGGGAAACCATTACCTTGAAGGTGCGAATTTCCGCGTGGTCGAAGCGCTGATCGAGAACTTTCGGGAAGCCAAGAGGCAAAGAGCAGACGTCCCGTTCTTGCCCGCCACCGACTTGGCGGACCGACTTGGCGTCAGCGACCAGTCGATGCGTCAGCAACTTGGGCGATTGCGAAAGGCCATCGAACCGCTGACCGTGACGCTCGGCATCCCACTGGACCAAGATTCGTTTGTCCAAACGAAGGAGCGCGCTGGCTATCGCCTGAACCCCGAATGGCGGGAGGTCTCGGTCGGGGACATCCGGGTCGATACCGCGGTCACATCACAAGCTTGAGCCGATTACGTCACGGCCCGATCTACCCGACGTCACAATTCGCCCGCTGAAAGCCCCGGATTCCGGGGCTTTTTCGTGCGCCGACGTCACAAGAAAGACGAGGCCTGATTATATATCAGCGCCCGTAACACGTTGAAAATGCTCGCATATCCAGGCGCTCCAAAGTGGCTGGATGAAGCGGAAGGCACATCAACGGAGTTACACCCATGTCACTCAGGCATTTGAACCAGATCGAGCTCGCCGCTCGCTGGAACATCAGCCACCGAACGCTTGAGCGGTGGCGCTGGACGGGCGAAGGCCCGCGCTTCGTCAAGCTCGGCGGTCGCGTCGTGTATCGCCTCGAAGACGTCGAGGAGTACGAGCGCGAGCAGATCCGGGCGAGCACCGCCGACCACCCCAGCAAGCCTGCGGCATGAGGGGGTGGTGATGACGATCTCCAACCGCATCTCCCTTGATGAGCTCCGGCGCATGGCCGTCGGCGACATCGCCGCTCTGCCCGCCGAGCAACTCGTCCTCTTGCAGGACGAGGCCGCCGACGCCCTGCGCCGCGCCAAGACCGTCTGCGACTGGCTCGATGGGGCCGTCGCGCTCAAGTACGGTGATCGTGCCCACGCAGCGCGCCAGACTGCCGGCAAAGACACCGGCACGGTCCGCTTCGATGACGGCGCGGTCACCGTGATCGCCGACCTGCCGAAGCGCGTCGACTGGGACCAGGACAAGCTCGCCGCTCTCGTCGAACGCATCCGGGCCGAGGGCGACGACCCTACAGAATACGTCGATGTCGCGATCAAGGTGCCCGAACGCAAGTTCGCGGCCTGGCCGAGCCACATCCGCTCCCTCTTCGAGGACGCGCGCACCGTCCGCACCGGCAAGCCCAGCTTCCGTCTTTCCCTGAACAGCGAGGTGTCGTCATGAGCATCACGAAGAAGCTCGCGATGCTCCGCGAGCACCATTACGGGCTGGACAAGCTGCCCGAGACCATCCGGGTGCCGGCCCTTGGCGAGCGTCGCGACGAGACCGTCAAGCCGGTCGGGGCGGCCTCGATCGACGACCTGGCCTTCGCCCTCATCGGGCTGAACGAGCGGGCATCGGCTCTCTACCGCGAGATCGACGCGGTGCGCACCCTCCACGACGAGGCCCGCAAGGCCGGCGCGCTCGGAGCGGACATCGCGGTCGACGCCCTGATCGCGACGAAAGGAGGCAAATGATGGCCCTCCCGATTATCTCCGCCGACGAGCGGCTCGCCGAGCCGCGCGGCATCAAGGGCACGATCTTCGGCAAGTCCGGGATCGGCAAGACCTCGCTTCTCTGGACGCTCGACTCCGCCACCACGCTGTTCATCGATCTGGAGGCGGGCGACCTCGCCATCGAGGGATGGTCCGGCGACAGCGTCCGCCCGCGCACATGGGCCGAGTGCCGCGACTTCGCGGTCTTCATCGGCGGCCCCAATCCGGCGCTGCGGGACGACCAGGTCTACAGCGAGGCCCACTTCGCGGCGGTGTGCGAGCGCTTCGGCGATCCGGCTTCGCTCGACCGCTACCACACGGTCTTCATCGACTCGATCACCGTCGCCGGGCGGCTCTGCTTCCAATGGTGCAAGGGGCAGTCCGAGGCGTTCTCGGAGAAGACCGGCAAGCCCGATATTCGCGGCGCCTACGGCCTGCACGGCCGCGAGATGATCGCGTGGCTCACGCATCTCCAGCACACGCGGGCGAAGAACGTCTGGTTCGTCGGGATCCTCGACGAAAAGCTCGACGACTTCAATCGGCGCATCTTCCAGCCGCAGATCGACGGCTCGAAGACCGGCCTCGAGCTGCCGGGCATCGTCGATGAAGTCCTGACGATGGCGGAGATCAAGGACGAGTCCGGCGCGCCGTACCGTGCGTTCGTCTGCCAGACGATCAACCCCTGGAACTTCCCGGCGAAGGATCGATCCGGCCGTCTCGACCTGATCGAGGAGCCGCATCTCGGGCGCCTGATGGCGAAGATCCGCGGGCCCGTGAAGCCCGCCTTCGAGCGGCTGGCCTATCGCAGCCCGCCCCCGGCCGCGACGGCGCCGACCTCCGACGCCCCCACCATTGAAGAAAACACCTGAACGAGGAGCCTCAAGCCATGACTGGATCCTGGAACGATTTCAACGACGCCAAGCAGAACAGCAACATCATCCCCAAGGGCACGCTGGCCAAGGTGCGCCTGACGATCCGTCCGGGCGGGTTCGACGATCCGGCGCAGGGCTGGACCGGCGGATACGCCACGCGGGGGACCACCGGCTCGGTCTATCTTTCGGGCGAGTTCACGGTTCTCGAAGGGCCCTACGCCCGGCGCAAGATCTTCACTCTGATCGGGCTCTACAGCCCCAAGGGGCCGGACTGGGCGAACATGGGCCGCAGCCTGATCCGCGGCATGCTCAACTCCGCGCGCGGCATTTCGGACAAGGACACGTCCGTTCAGGCCCAGGCCGCCCGTCGCATCAGCGGCTTTGCCGATCTCGACGGGCTCGAGTTCGTGGCGCGGATCGACATTGGCACCGACACCAACGGCGAGGAGAAGAACGAGATCCGCGCGGCCGTGACGCCGGATCACAAGGACTATGCCGCCCTCATGGGCGTGCCCGGTGCGGCACCGCAGCCGCAGGCTCAGCCTTCCCAGCCCTCCATGCCGCAGCCGGGCACGCGCCCGTCCTGGGCGCAGTGAGGCGGCCATGCTGCTGCGTCCCCGCCAGAAGCAGTTCGTCGAGCGCAGCGTCCGCGCGCTCGGCGAACACGGAAACACCCTCGGCGTCGCCCCGACCGGAGCCGGCAAGACGATCATGCTCTCGGGGGTCGTCGGTCGCATGGTCGGCGAAACCCCGAAGAGCACGGGCGCCAAGGCCTGCGTGCTCGCCCACCGCGACGAGCTGACCGCTCAGAACCGCAGCAAGTTCGGGCGGGTGAACCCGAAGATCACGACCTCGGTCGTCGATGCGAAGGAGAAGTCGTGGGCTGGACAGGTCACCTTCGCGATGGTGCCGACGCTGGCGCGCGCCGGTAATCTCGACCAGCTGCCCGCGCTCGACCTCCTGGTGATCGACGAGGCACACCACGCGGCCGCCGACAGCTATCGCCGCATCATCGACGCTGCGCTGCAGCGCAACCCCGCGTGCCGCGTCTACGGCGTCACGGCGACGCCCAATCGGGGCGACAAGCGCGGTCTGCGCCCGGTGTTCTCCAACGTCGCCGATCAGATCCGGATCGGGGAGCTCATCGCGTCCGGGCATCTCGTGCCGCCGCGCACCTTTGTGATCGATGTCGGCGTCCAGGACCAGCTCACCAAGGTGCGCCGCACGGCCGACGATTTCGACATGGCCGAGGTCGACGCGATCATGAACCGGTCGCCGGTCACGGACGCCGTCATCCGCCACTGGCGGGAAAAGGCGGGCGAGCGCCAGACGGTGGTGTTCTGCTCGACCGTGGACCACGCGCGCAACGTGACAGCCGCCTTCAACGCGGCCGGTGTCGCCGCCGGGCTGATCCACGGCGACATGGCCGATACCGACCGCAAGACGACCCTCGACGCCTACGCCGCCGGAGAGCTGCGGGTCGTCGTCAATGTCGCCGTCTTGACGGAAGGGTGGGATCACCCGCCGACGAGCTGCGTCGTGCTGCTGCGGCCGAGCTCCTACAAGTCGACCATGATCCAGATGGTCGGCCGGGGCCTGCGCACGGTCTCGCCCGAGGAGCATCCCGGCATCATCAAGACCGACTGCATCGTGCTCGATTTCGGCACCTCGACCCTGCTGCACGGTTCGCTGGAGCAGGATGTCGACCTGAACGGTCGCGAGCCCTCCGGCGAGGCGCCGACCAAGGATTGCCCGGATTGCGGCGCCAACGTGCCGCTCGCCACTATCGAATGTCCGCTGTGCGGTCATGTCTGGGAGCGTCCCGAAGGCGGCGAAGCAGCGCCGCTCGGCGACTTCGTGATGTCCGAGATCGACCTCCTGAAGCGATCGAGTTTCCGCTGGTGCGATCTCTTCGGCGACGATGCCGCGCTCATCGCCAACGGCTTCAATGCCTGGGGCGGTGTCTTCTTCCTGAAAGGTCGCTGGTACGGCATCGGCGGTCTGCAGAAGCAGCGGCCTCATCTGCTGGCGATGGGCGAGCGCACTGTCTGCCTCGCGGCGGCGGACGACTGGCTCAACGAGCATGAGAGCGACGAGAGCGCGCACAAGACGCGCCGCTGGTTGAACCAGCCGCCCACCGACCGGCAGCTCGCCTTCCTGCCGCCGGATTACCGGCAGGACTTCGGGCTCACCCGCTACCAGGCATCGGCGCTGCTGGCCTTTCGCTTCAACCGCGACGCCATCCGCTCCCTCGTCTTTGGGGCGGCCGATGCCGCGCCCGAAGCAGCCATAGGGAGGGCGGCATGAGCCATGGCATCTGTTTCCCCCACCACGGCCGAGGACCGGCGGCGGCTCTGGCATCCGCGTGGAACGCTCTGTGCTGTCTGCCGGCGACCCACCCGTGGCTTTGGCTGGTTCGACCCGGTGCGCTCGAAGCAACCGCGCCCCTCGGTCTGGTTCTGCTCGATGGCCTGCCAAGGCTTCTGGACGCGCTTGGCGCGGGAGCGCTGGACCATGGTTGATCTCACAGAACAGGAGAAGGCGGCAATTCGCGCTGCCATGAAGCCCGTCGCCGAGATCATGGAGGAAATCGGCTGGCAGGCGCGCTTCTCCGACCTCACGGAGGCGCAGGTGCTCACGCTCATCGAGGTCGCCGTCGGCGGCTTCCAGGATGCCATGCACGCCATGGCAGCCGACGCCGACGCGGAGGTGCCGTTCTGATGAAAACGTGCAGCAAATGCAGTGAAGAGAAGACGGCGGTAGAGTTTGGCGTGCGGCGCCGGAGCCCCGATGGTCTACAGGCTTGGTGCCGGGATTGCCGCCGGGAATATCAGCGTGCCTACGCGCAGAACTTCCGAGATCCCGAGAGGCATCGGGAGGCGCAGCGCCGGTATCGGCTGCGCCACGCTGAAAAGAACAAGGCGCACGGCATCGTCAGGAGTGCAGTCAAGGCGTGCCGGATCATCATGCCGGTCTGGTGTCAGCGCTGCGGCTGCGTGACCGAACTCGAAGCCCATCATCACGACTATTTCGAGCCGCTCGCGGTCGAATGGCTCTGCTCGACCTGCCACGGGCTCGCCCACCGCAGCTACGAGGGAGGTCAGCATGCTGGACTATAACCGCCGTCCCAGCTTTGCCGACCGGGTCAACGCCACCGTCGATCGGGCGCTCACCGCCGATCAAGTGACACGGCCAGCCCGCGACTATCTGGGCGGCTCCCGCCTTGGACACGGCTGTGAGCGCGCTCTGCAATTCGAGTTCGCGGGCGCGCCGAAGGATGATGGCCGGGAGTTCTCTGGCCAGACTCTGCGGATCTTCGCGATCGGACACGCGCTCGAAGATCTTGCCATCCGCTGGCTGCGCGGTGCCGGGTTCGATCTCTATACCCGCAATGGCAACCGTCCGGACGGCGAGCAATTCGGCTTCTCGGTCGCTGGTGGCCGCATCCGCGGTCATGTCGATGGGATCATCGCCGCCGCACCCCAGCTGCTGGGCATCGGCCTTCCCGCGCTCTGGGAATGCAAGACGATGAACGCCAGGAACTGGCGCGAGACCGTGGCCAAGGGCGTGGTTGTCGCGAAGCCCGTCTACGCGTCCCAGATCGCCCTCTACCAGGCCTACATGGAGGCGCAGGTCCCCGGCATCTCCGACAATCCCGCGCTCTTCACCGCCATCAACAAGGACACCGCCGAACTGCACCACGAACTCGTGCCGTTCGACGCAGGGCTCGCACAGCGTATGAGCGACCGCGCCGTGCGGATCCTTCAGGCGACGGATGCAGGGGATCTGCTGCCGCGCATCGCCACGACCCGTGACTTCCACGAGTGCCGGATGTGCCCGTGGGCGGAACGCTGCTGGAGCCTGCCAGCATGAGCGGGAACAAGGTCATCTCCCTCGATGCCTGGCGCGATTTCAACGACGCCGCGCCGCAGGCAGATCCGTTCGACATCGAGCCGGATCCCGAGCAGATCGCCATCTTTCTCGATGTCGTCTTCGGTTACTGCGAGGGCTGGGTGCCCCTGCGCGGGTTCGTGGACAAGGGCCAAGGCATCGACGGCCGACCCCACAACGCCTGGATCGAGATCGACGACAGTTTGCTGGAGAAGGCGGTTTCCTTCGCCGGTTGGGCAGCACGCGAAGGGGCGGCCTTCTATGTGGTGCCGGGAACGGTCGCCGAGACCGGCAAGGCCAAGGCCGCCGATGTCCAGCAGATGCAGACGGTCCTGGTCGACCTCGACGCCGGAGATATTGCGGCCAAGCTCGACCACCTCATCCGGCATCTCGGCGAGCCGACACTGCTCGTCGAAAGCGGCGGCCGGACGCCGGACGGTCTCGACAAGCTGCATGTCTGGTGGCGCTTGAGCGAACCGGCCGAGGGCGAGGATATCGCGCTGCTCTGTCGGTTGCGCGGCGACATCGCGGTCAAGGTCGGCGGCGACACGCATTTCCGATCGGCCCACCAGCCGATCCGCCTGGCCGGTTCGGTCTATCACAAGGGCGGCTTCAAGCGGCTGGTCAACATCCGCTGCCACAGCCCGCGGGTCGAGGTCCATCTGCGCGACTTCGCCGAACTCGTGGCCGACATGCCGCCGCTTGCCGGGGTCGGACCCGAGCCAGGCCCCTCTACGGACAAACCGTCGATCACCGATGTCCTGACGACGCCGGTCCGCGAAGGCGGTTCGGACGATTGGACCCGATTCCAAGGGGCGAGCGCCGCGATCGGCCACTACGTCCGTATGGCGCATGAGGGCCGCATGAGCCGCGACGACGCGTGGGAGGCGATCTGCCAGTACAACGCCGCCCAGCTCCGTCCCAGCTGGCCGCTCGAACGTCTCGCCTCGGAAGCACAGCGCCTCTGGCGGCTGCACGAAGAGCGCCACGGACGGGCTCTCGAACGGATCGCCGTGCCGCCGATGTCCGCGCTGCCGGTTTTCACGCTCGGCGCACTGCTCGACGACGTGAGCCCGATGCCCGACGACATCATCGCGCCGCGATTGCTGACGCCCGGTGGGATGCTGGTGCTCGGCGGCGCGCCCAAAGTCGGCAAGAGCGACTTCCTTATCAGTCTGCTCGTCCACATGGCGGCGGGCGTGCCCTTCCTCGGCTTTGCGCCAAGCCGGCCCTTGCGGATCTTCTATCTGCAGGCGGAGATCCAGTACCACTATCTGCGGGAGCGCCTCCAGGCCATCCGGATCGAGCCGGCGCTCCTGGCCGCGGCGCGCGACAATCTCGTCGCCACGCCGAAGGTCCGCATGCTGCTCGACGCCGGCGGCGTGGGCCTGACCATCGCCGCGGTTCGCGCCCACTACGGCCATGGCGCGCCCGACATTCTCTGCATCGACCCGATCCGCAATCTCTTCGATGGGGGTCCGGATGGCGGCGGGGAGAACGACAACACCGCGATGCTCTTCTTCCTGCAGGAGCGGGTCGAGGCCCTGCGGGACGCCGTAGCCCCGGATGCCGGCCTGATCCTCTGCCATCACACCCGCAAGATCACCAAGAAGCAGCTCGCCGAGGACCCGTTCATGGCGCTCTCGGGCGCGGGCAGCCTCCGCAGCTTCTACACCTCCGGCGTGATCATGCACCGGCCCGACGAGGACCGACCGGAGCGGATGCTGCATTTCGAGCTCCGCAACGGCCCCGGCATCGAGCCGATGATCATCGACAAGGCGGACGGACGCTGGATCGTGATCGATCGCTCGGAGACAAGGCTCGTGCGTCGCGAGTTCGGCGAGAAGCTCGACGCCGAGCGCGCACGCAAACACGACGTGATCCTTCAACTGCTCTTCGATGAGGCCGAGGCCGGCCGGCTCTACACCGCGCTGCAGTTCGCCGAGAGCTTCGAGAACCAGGCCGGGCTCGGCGGCAAGGACACGATCCGCGAACGGATCAGCGTGCTGGCCACGAAGGGTTTCATCAAGTTCGTGCGCGATGGCGCGCCGTTCGGTCTGCCAACCTCGCGCTCGAAGTTCGGCTATCTCTGCGTCGAGGGCATGACGTTCCCGACCGGAGAAGAGACGGCAGACCCCGACACCGGCGAGGTCGTGCCCGTCTGGATCCCGGTCCTTCCCAGCACCTACAAATGCCCGCAGAGCGGCGCGGCGCTGCCGGTCGAGAACCCCCTGGTCTGGGTCTATCAGACGGAGGAGACCTCGTGATGCGCCAGCTCATTCCGATTACGCGGACTTACGCAGAATCAAGTTGTGGCAAGTTGCGGCGAGCTGGGCGGCCAGCTTCCCAACTACTTTCGTTGCTTTTCGCGCCGCCGCGCTCCGCCCAGCCATCCCGCGCACATTCAAGTTGGGAAAGCTCGTCCCAACTACCTTGGCTCCCGCGCGCTCCGTTGCGCGGCCTTTCGCAGATTCAAGTTGGGAACGCGACCCACACAATAGGCCGTCCCAACTTCGATTTCTCCAAAAGATTCAACGCGTTGATGCGCTCTCGAAGTTGTGGGGGTGAAAGCCACCCCCTTCGGGGGTGGGGGAGAACCGCGCCAAGCGGGTTCTCCCACTCCCACCCCCAGGGGCTTCGCGCGCGCGGTCGCCGTGCCGTCTATCCCCTCACCGACATCAGACGAGAAGGACCCACCACCATGAGCCAGTGCCCGTCACCCCTCCCCAAGAGCGCGCCCCATCCGGCCCCGGTCATCGCCACATCTACGGGCGGCGCCATTCTCGCCCTGGATCTCGGCACCACCACCGGCTGGGCATTGCGCGATGGCGATGGCCTGATCACCAGCGGCACCGTCTCGCTGCGCCCGGGCCGCTTCGATGGCGGC